TCATAAGTTCTTGTTGGTGGAGACTCAAAAGACCTTGAGTCTATTTTTACACCAGCTATAGCAGAATATGGATATTCCATCCTTAACGGCATTATCTCTGTCACCTTAAGCAGTGCCATTTTTTTCTGAACCAGTATACTTGATGTCTCTGTTGATAATCTAGTTATCCTTATAAACCTTTTGGTTTTTACGTCCTCCGATCTACTTGTGTCATTCGGGTCGCCTGGGACATAAGCGGGTGGCAACGGAAACGGGTCAAACAGATCAAAATCTGCACTTTGACAGCTAGAGTTAGCTTTTTCATCGCGGCTTATTTCTCTAAGAAAATCAAAATCATCTATAGCTGACCTATTGTCTGGGTTTCCTATATCTAATAGCGCTGGAGATTCAACAATAGAACTTATTTTATAAGCGATATCTAATGTAGTTTCAAAATCGCCTAAAGAATTCACATAACCAACCTCAACCTTGAAGTTCATTGTTGCAGGTATTCTTGACCCAGCTCTGAATGTCGGGTCCTCTGGGTTGCCTATATCTTGCTGTACAGTATCTGAAAGTGCGTCTATTCTCAATGTAAAAAACACTTCGTCTACATTATTATTATAGATGATATGGGTTAGTGGTTGAGCGCTCTCTTCAAAATTTGGAGATTTATCGTTCCAGTCGTCAAAACTTTTAGTTCCATCTCTAGTCGACCTATTGTCATTAGAACCCTCTGATGATCCTAAAATATCACTTGTTGTTAAGTTGAATTGACCTTGCGGAGTAAGCATGCCTGCCCCTTGTCTAATTCTTTCAACTTGACCAGATTGCCTGAAAGGTCCCCAAAGTTGACCATCATACATAAAATCGACGAATAGTTTTTTAAAATAATCAAGAGAATCCTGACTTTGTAAACCATTACGGAACTCACAAAGAATATTGCTGTAATTAAATTTACTGGGCAGTTGTATAAATTCATTATCAGGGTCAACTTCTGCCCTTTCTACACTGTATACTTTAAAACCCTTATTGGTTACAAAAAATTGGATATCCTTTTTTGATATCTTACCTACAAATCTATCTGCATAGGGACTTGTTATCCCAGATACATCTGTTCTTAGTTGTCTAAAGAAACCAAATTCAACTAGATAAAACCCTTTTACATTTCCATTCCAACTTCCGTCGTTAGCCATTTCAGGGATAAGTAAATTTATTGTCCTGCTATTTATTTCTCCCAGTGTTGAATTTCTTATAGAGTCAAGGATAAGCCTCGCTTCTGTATTGACCGCTGTTGCAGTTGCGTTTTGGAATAAATCTGTTTGCGCCTGATTTAAATAAGCTTCAAGCTGACCAGATACTTTTATACATAAATACGGTCCAGCTCTGTTGTTTGATTCTGCGTCTGTAAACCAACCCTTAAAGTTGGGGTCGTAATTACCCTTTACTATGTCTTTTATAGCTGTAGCATCAAGAGTCTGAGTGGTCAGATCAAAACCATAATCTTTTAATCTTTCAGTCAAATACAAGTATTCGGCTGACTGTGATGTTGTTATATTAAGAATTTCATCAGAACCCCTACTAAATGAACCCTGACTATCAAACATTTCACCTATTGTGTTGACAGACATGCCAAAATTAACTTGATATTTAGAACTGGCATTGACTTCTATGTCGATATCATATATCGGTCTACCAGTTTGTGGATCTGCTCCGTTCAATGTGTTTTGGTAAACGCCTAAATTCTCAGTTCTTGTATAAAACGAGTCAACATCTCTATCTAAAGATGAGTCTACTATATAGCCTCCGCCATTTCCGTCTACAACTATACCAGGAAGGTTGTCTGCAGGATACCCTGTATAAGTAGCAAAAGGATTAGTTGGATTTCCATATGAGGCATCTTCAAATTGTTGTGTTGATGAGTTAAAAACTTGGTCTTTGTACCAACCAGTTCCATCATACTTGTCACTAATTGCAACAAGTTTCCAGAACCCAGGTCTTAAATCAGATTCTAATTCATAATTAAGTGATATTTGGTGAGCGTCAACGAAGGATGCATCGGATGTCCCCGCATAATTGTTCTCCCACACCAAACTAGAACCAACTCGATTAAGCTCTATAATTGAGCCATTGTATGATATACCATAAACAGCTACAGCTGTTATGGGTGAGGCTAACAATCTAGGAGACCCGACAACATAATCATCTATTTGATAATAACTAGGTGCGGCTGATGACGACTGACCTGCAACGATACCATCGTTTGTAGTTACAACTAAAGCCGCAACAGAATCAAAGATTTCTTTTATGCCACTTACTAGTGTTGGTTGCTGACTTTCGTTTATTTGCCCGTTTTCTCCACCCACGACTAACTCGTCGAAAGGAACCAAGAAGTTTTCTTGGCTTTCCTCTACTGGTATTCCGTCTAAATAAACACCTTGCAAAAGATATTCAGGAGGTAATGGATAACCATTTTGGTTTACCAAGCCCTTAATTGGTCCATCGCAAATCAAGTCTACGACTTCCAAATAACTAAATGAAGACAAAACCGAATAAGCCCCAAGCTCTGGTGGTATCAAATATGCAGGTTTTGGTTTTGGTGCGTCTCCTCCCCCACCTGCTCCCCTAAAGGTATTTTTGAATTCGAAGTGTTTCATAGTATATTTCCTTTTGAGTAAGAAAAATCTGGAGAATCTGAATAAGAACTACCAGCTATTATATCTTTCGGCACTTGGTTTCTAGGGAAGCTTTTAACGCAAGCCTGTATCACTTGAGTGCCAACTCTCAACCTACCATAACCTACTGGCACAGGTATACCCTGAGCAGCTATGTTTGCTTTATTTGCGAATATAAAAGATTGTTCAAAACCTCGAGCCGTCACACTAATATCTGGTGGTTCTGGAGGTTTGGGTGCAAACAGCAAAGCTATAGCTAGAGCTACAACAGCTAAAACAACAGAAACAACAATAGCAACAAGTATAGGAGCCAAAGGTCCAGATCCAGTTATCAAAGGAACTATATCTATAACTTTGTTATGTCCAATCAACTCAAGCTGTGATTTTTCAGATATTCTCTTACCGTCTACAACGATGGCGTAATTAAAACCTTTTTTATGTAGGTCTATAATTCTTTTTCTAAAATTTGATCTGTTTGCTTCTATAACAGCGAACGCTTCTCTGGGTTTAGCTATCCTCGCTTTGAAGGAAGAGCCAAACTCATGCTTTAAAATTCCATGTAATCTAATTGTAGTCATACGTACTCCTTAAACCTGTTTATCATTAATACATCTACTTCGTGTTTTTTTGGCATATAAATATTACTTTTTTTATTATTTAATGAATATATAAAAAATGGCAAGCAGCAATTCTCGGACATAACAACATCAAATTCAGATGGTTTTTCGTCTCCAGATATGTGGCTATGAAACAAAAAAAGAAAATCATTATCTTCCTGAAATAACAAATAATCAACTGGGCTTATAGCAAAATGATTAACTTTGTCATCAGCTATATTTTCGCACTTCCTAATAACAATCGAGTCGCCACTATGGCCTACGAAGCCGCAGATTTCAGTGTGTTTGTTTTCCTCGCAAATTTCCACGATAGAATCTATGCAATCTTTTTCGTTTTTTATCTTCTTATCTATCATCTTAAAGTTTGGTTCTGAACTGAAACGGGTCCGTACCAGGGAATCCTCCGAATGGAAGGCTGTAGCTATCTTGGGTTTTACTTATTAATTGATTCTTCAGGCTTGTAGATTCATTTATGCACATATCGTAAAACATATCCGTATGCCACATTTTATAGTTGTTTTCTTCAGGTCCAGTTATAAATGAGTTACATGCAAACTTTTCTGGAGGCTCGGATACAATTGTTGTTTCTAAATCAAACCCGCACAGATAGAAATTAACAGGAGGATTTATACCTGGGTATGAACCGCCTATGTCGCCTGGGCAGTCAAGGACGGCTCCTGGGGCTCGCGTATCGGCAATTGTCGCCGTTATATTTCCATCTGAACTTTCATAACTTCCAAAAACTGTCATATCAAATCCGTCAGACTTTTCTAGGACTGCAATCACTTTCTCGGGTGATTCCCAAGGGACAGAGGCACCACCACCATCAGTGCAATAATCTGCTGGTTCTGCCACGACTCCATTTACATCCAACTCTATATACAATGTGTAAATGCCAGGATCCCCAGGGCCTCCAAATGGTGGATATTCTGCCGCGCAAAAGTTATTTACGTTTGCTAGAATCTCGTCTTCAAGTACTACATTGCCTTCTGGGTCGGTAGCCAAAACTTGGAAGCATGCATTGGTGCCGAAAACGTCTATGTCAATAAAATTCGAAGAGCAAAACCCAGGACCCTCTTGGGAGGAGTAAGGAAATCGGAAAGTTGAAGCTGAAACAAGCACATTGTATTCGCAACCTTCAAGAGGAGGGTCTACGCAATTATCAATAGAGCAATAGCGTGGTACAGAGGTTGTGCCATACTTTAATTCTGGCGAATAACATATTCCAGCGTCCCAGTAGCCAACTAAGTTCGTCAACAAGTTTGGATAGTCATTAGTTATTATAGTTAGAGGCTTTGTGTTTATGGTACCATCAGGATCAAAAAATAAAACTTCTTTCTTTTCTTTTGCTGTTAGTTTTCTTCTCCATACAGCGGTATTACTAAACACAGTTTTTGGTTCTTCCCAGCCATAAGCCTGTGGTATTATATTGTATTTATGAGAACCAGCTGGGAAACGTTTGGTTTGGGCTCCAGAATAAGGGTTTTCTAAACCTCCAGAAAAGGGAACAAGAGCTCCTCTTTCGCCGTAATCTTGTGCTGAGAAAACACCCGCCTTAATACCACTGCCATTAGAGAAAAAAGAATTACTTGTTGGGTCAAAAACAAAAGCACCCCTCCTGTCTGGCTGATTCGTGTCATACTCCATTATATGATTATCACCAGCAGAAAGCAAATTGTTTGGGTCTCCTAAATTATCTAAATCGTGCAGTCCTGTATAATTTACTATATATTTATCGTTTGCATTATCATCAAGGCCGTAATCACCTATAGAAAAAACCCAACCAGTAATGTCTTTGTTAAAATATACGTAAGAGTTTCCTCCGTTCCCACCTGAATATACAGCGTATTCATTCTGCTTCGCCAACAAACCATCACCAACGCCGTCTATATATGGCCTTACATAATTTCCGTTTGAATCTCTGTCTGTTTCGTAACCTCTTGTGGTAATTGTAGAACCATACACTCCTTCAAAATTATTGTAAAAATCTGCCCAAGGGTCGGAAGGGACTGTCGCAGGTGCATCTATGTCTAAGTTCTGATACTTATAAGCCCTGTAATTATAACTCGGGCTTGTCGCCAATCCATCTGATTGGTTATAGAATCTTGGTCCAGGAAGAATCCCAAGACCTAGTTCATGGTAATCTATTATCAACTGCT